GAAGCCGTGCGATAGACGAGTCGCACAAGGTCGTACTGCTCATCTTGAATTTTTGAAGAAAAAATTGAAGAAAATGAAAGCACAGTTGGAGGAATTGGAAGATGATGGAAGATTTAAAGAAAAAAGTTAATGGAGTATACGGATGGTCGGTAGAAGATGGGAAACCCAAACCTCCCAAGCAAGATTTACCACAAGCGGTAAGAGACAGAGCAGACTATTTCTGGGAAATGACAGAAGATGGCATGACGTTTATGGGAGCGATGGAATGTATCTTTGCTGATGAAAAACCTAAAGACTATGATTTGGGAGCTACTAAGAGGTGGTTGCCAAAATCTAAGGAGTTTGATGATTGGGTTGGCTATTCGCCAGGAATGTCTCAGGTAGTTATTGCAGTTTATTTGATTTATGGAGGAAACTAAGATGAATAAGCAGGAATTGATTGAGAAAATTGGAAATTTAGATAAATTGTATGGAGAAAAGTTTTATGTTGCTTTGGACGATGTTTTGGATTTAGTGAAACAACTAGACGAACCAGGGAAAGTCCAAATTCCGCAGTCTGTAGCGGATTGGATTGAGTATTGCAAAGTCAGGAAAATTACTTTAGCTCACGCATTATATCATTCTGAAGAAGCAAAAAACAAAAGCGTTTATCGTTGGCTCTTTGAAGATGAAGACTCAGACAACCAAGAAACATTCGCCAGAGCATGGCTGGACGGCTACGAGGTCGAGAAAGAGAAGCGGTATCTTGTGAAGGTGAAAGGGGTAAACGAAGAATGCGAGTGTTTATTTTTCGGGGAACTTTCGAATACTTGGAAGTTTAGAAGTCTTGGCAGTTTTGGAGAGCTTAAGAAACACCACACCCGCAAAGAGCTTGAAGAAGCTGGCTTCGGCTGGGTATTCGATTGTGAGGGTATTGAAGTCGAGGAGGTGGAGTGATGAATATTGAACGAATTTGGGGATATCCGTCTAAAAATACATTTTCAATAAAGCCAATCAAAAAACTTCTACGAGAAGAGGTCACAGGTGGCTTGTGGATTGATCCTTTTGCAAATAATGCTAAAATCGCTACGGTAACAAATGACTTAAATACTGACTTTGATACAGATTATCACCTTGATGCCCTAGATTTTTTAAAAATGTTTACTGATAATACTGTCGATGGGGTGCTCTATGACCCTCCATACTCGACAAGACAAATCTCAGAAGTTTACAAAGGGGTTGGATTGCCTGTAAACAAAGAAACAACTCAATCGACATTCTGGACAAAGCAGAAGAAAGAGATAGCGAGAATTGTGAAAATAGGTGGAAAAGTTATTTCATTTGGATGGAATAGTGGTGGGATAGGTAAAAAGAATGGATTTGAAATAATTCGCGTTCTATTAGTTCCACACGGTGGACATCATAATGACACAATCGTAACTATTGAAGAAAAGATCAGAGAGGTCACAGAATGAAACGATTCATAGCTATCTGGATTCTGCTATCTGCTGGATTGAATATCTGGCAGATGGGCAGGATTGCAGAACTAGAAGAAAAGCGCCCGATTACCGTCTATAAAGCGGATAACGCAGGCGCTGAGATATTCGGAAAAGTAGTCGAGAAAGGACGACACAGCAAGCTATACACGCTTACGATTCGTGAATACGGGGTGTTCGTGGTTACGAAGGAAGTGTATGAGAAAGTGAAAGTTGGGGATGAGGTGAGGATTTAGGTGGATAAAATAGGATATGAAAGACTATTGCTACAAGATCACGTCTGCAATATTCTGAACTGGTCAACAGAACGGGGGATAGATAAGTGTAGCAGCAAAAAACAAATGTATAAAATTGTTGAAGAGGTAGGAGAGTTGACCTCTGCCTATCTAAAGAATGATCTTGATAAATTCATGGACGCAATTGGCGATGTATTTATTGCGATTACAATTTTTTGTCAGCAAGAAAGTCTGAAAGTTATGGAGTTTTATTATCCGGCGGAATATTGCGCGGATTTTAATCAGGCTCTAAATCGACTAATCTTGTCTACTGCCGATATGTTCACGTATAATTGGCATATTAAATCGATTACAAATCTTTTGGGTTCTCTTTCTGACTGTGCTCGCTTGAGAAATGTCTCAATGGTATGTTGTGTGGAAAAATCGTGGAACGAAATCAAAGACCGCAAGGGTAAAATCATCGATGATATGTGGGTTAAGGAGGAGGATTTGGGATGCTAAGATATAGAGCGTGGTATGTATTAGCAGAAGAAATGATTGACGAAATACTGATGATTTCATTTGTCAGAAAGGAAATCATAGGGAAGTTTAGCGACGGCTCTACATCTGTTCCGTTAAAATTTGAAGACAAGCGAAACGGAGAGGATGTTATTCTCATGCAATCAACAGGAATCCTTGACAAGAATAGTCAGGAAATCTTTGAGGGGGATGTAGTTAGACAAGTACGAACTCAGCCAACAATAGAAAATGAAACAATTACAGGGGTTGTAACCATGATTGAGGGCGCTTGGTTGATTATGAATGATAATGAGCAATTAGCCAGTTATTTGTGGTCAGAAACTGACGAGAACGAAATCATCGGCAATATCTATGAAAATCCTGAACTTTTGGAGGATAAGGAATGACAAAATTTGTTCAACTAATTCCATTTAAATATGGTGAGATGAAAGAGCCTATTACAATTAACATTGATTGTATCCAAAGTATTTTGAAATACGATACTTATCTTAGTAAAGTATTTGTAAGTAATGAGATGATAGAACATCTAAAAGATCAACTAACTGCTGATAAGTTCTTGTATGTAATCGAGCCAACATACGAAAAGCTTGTAGCTATTTTAACTCAGGAAGAGGAAGATGATGGATTATGATAAACCTTTAACAAAAAAACAGTGTGAATTATTCGCTTTCATGCTAAAACAAAAGAGGATTGATAACAAGGTTACTTTGAAGGAATTAGGAAGTAAACTAGGCTATTCAATCGCAACAATCTCGAATTGGGAGAATTTAAAGTCCGCTCCTGATCTGTACAATGTTGAAGACGTAGCGACTTATTTCAATCTTCCTTTGAATGTTTTTATCGGAGAGGGGTGATAGGGTGCAGAGAGCTATTGAGAAAGAACTTAAAAAACTAAAATTTAAGAATGTTAAAATACAATCTTTACATTGCGAAATCATCAATCTAAGGTCTGGTATTATGAAAGGTCAGGTTTTTGACAGTATGCCGAAATCTCAGAACAATGATAATCGCACCGAAGAAATGAACATCAAGGCTATTGATCGCATTGCTGAACTCTATCAAGAAATCGAGAGGGAATACAAGGAGCAAGAGGAACTTGTCAGAGCGATTGAAGAGTTAGAGGAGCCGATTGAGAACATCGTAATGCGATTGCTGTACATAGATGGTCTGCCTTGGTCGCAAATACAAAGAAGGTTGAATTGCAGTCCAGCTACTATCCAGCGGGCTAGGGATAAGTCCTTGGTTAAACTCTCTAAAATGTTTGATAGTAACGATAGTAAATGATAGTTTTAAAGTGCTATTATGGTATTGTCAGCAAGTACGGTAAAGCGGACTGATGACTCCTTTAACTTTTCGTAACGACATCAGGGATATAAGCTGGTGATTTCCTCTTTATCTTTTTGGGTTCAATCCTTGATGTCGTTATTTTTTAGATTTTTAGTGTAGTGGTAACACAACAGTCTCCAAAACTGTTATCGCGGGTTCGATTCCTGCAAAGTCTGTGAGAGGTCTTAATTGAAAGTCACATGGTTGTGTGGCTTTTTTGGTTTTTTGAATGGGGGTGATGGAAAATCGCTAAATTAACTTTAAAACAACAGAGATTCGCTGACGAGTACATCATCAGTGGGAATGCAACAGATGCTGCTATTAAGGCAAGGTATAGCTCTAAATATGCTAATACAAACGCATCTAAGTTACTACAAAATACTACAATCAAATCTTATATTGACGAAAGACTGGCTCAGCTTGCGTCTGAGAAGATTGCAACACAGGAAGAGGTGCTTACTTACCTAACTTCAGTCATGCGAGGAGAGACGCAAGAACAGACCTTGATAAGCATTGGAGAGCTAGGTCAGACGATTACGGATATAGATGTCGGGGCGAAAGATAGAATCAAGGCGGCTGAACTACTAGGGAAACGTCATAGACTCTGGACAGACAAAGTAGAGGCAGATGTTTCTGGAACGGTGGTGTTTGCGAATGAGTCAGACATACCAGATTAAACAGAACGATATTGTCGTTGACCTACCTAAGACAGTTGGCGGTGGATACGGTCAGTTCTGGCGCTCAAGACATCTTTACCGAGTTGTCAAGGGTTCCCGTGGTTCGAAGAAGTCAAAGACGACTGCTTTGAACTATGTTATCCGTCTATTAAAATATCCTTGGGCTAACTTGCTTGTCATTCGTAGGTATTCAAATACGAACAAGCAATCGACTTATACAGATTTTAAGTGGGCTGCTAATCAACTAAAAGTGGCTCATAAATTCAAATTCAACGAGTCTCTACCTGAAATAACCATAAAAGAAACCGGGCAAAAGATTCTGTTTCGCGGTTTGGACGATGAGTTGAAGATTACATCTATCACAGTGGATGTAGGAATCCTTTGTTGGGCATGGTTTGAGGAAGCGTATCAAATCGAGACTGAAGACAAGTTCAGTACAGTTGTTGAATCTATCCGTGGTAGCTTAGATGTACCTGATTTTTTTAAACAAATCACGGTCACGTTTAACCCATGGAACGAAAGACATTGGCTCAAACGTGTCTTTTTTGATGAGGAAACTAGACGAGCCGATACATTTGCTACTACGACTACTTATCGATGTAATGAGTGGCTAGATGAAGTTGATATTAAGCGTTACGAAGACTTGTATCATACAAATCCAAGGCGTGCAAGAATTGTCTGTGACGGAGAATGGGGAGTTGCTGAAGGGCTAATCTACAACAATGTGACTGTCAAAGACTTTGACAAAGATGAGTTGTTGCAAAATCCTGCTAACAAGTTGTGTATCGGGCTTGACTTTGGTTTTACTCATGATCCAACAGCGTTGTGTTGTTCGCTGATAAACGACACGACGAAAGAGATACACATCTTTGACGAAGCGTACAAAGTCGGTTTGATAACCAAGGAAGTCGCTAAGATGATAAAAGATAAAGGTTATCATCGCTCGCAAATTATTGCAGATAGCGCAGAGTCACGACTGATTGAAGAACTGAGGTCGGAACATGGCATATCTCGAATCAAAGAGAGTAGGAAAGGAAAGGATAGTATTATGGCAGGCGTATCCAAATTGCAAGGGTACGCTATTTATGTACATCCAAATTGTGAGCATATCATGGACGAATTTTACAGTTATTGCTACCAGCGTGACAAAGAGGGTAATTGGTTGAATAAACCAGAAGACAAGAACAACCACTTGATGGATGCGTTGCGATATAGCCTTCAATGTATTGAGGGTGGGAAAGCGACCGTCCGCAGACGTTCGCAGTACGGCTTATAGAAAGGAATTAAATGTATCAGATTTTAACTTATCCACGGGATGGATACGATGAAACAGCTTTGAGTAAAGAATTGATTTACAAGCTGATTCGCAAGCACACGCAAGAACGCAGTCGCTTGCGAGATTTGAAGAAGTACTATCTTGGTGACCATGCTATTTTGAAGCATGAGCGACGAAACAAGAACGCTCCAAACTTTAAAACAGTAGCAAATCATGCTAAGGATATCGCGGACACGTCTACTGGCTATTTTATGGGCAATCCTATCAAGTATAACAATACTGCTGAGAGCGACCTTGAGCCTTTGCTTGAGGCTTTCGACGATGCCGAAATTGACCAAGTAGATGCGCAGAACGCTTTGAACATGGCTATCTATGGACGTGCTTACGAGTACATCTATGCTAAAGAAGGGTTGACTGAGCTTGATTCGACTAGCGTGGACCCTGAGAATGTATTTCTTGTATACGATGATAGTATCGAACGCAAGGCTTTGTTTGCGGTCTACTACTACGAAATTAAAGATGACACGAAAGATACGACTAAGTATCAAGCCGAAGTCTTTACTCAGAACCTGCACTATCACATCGTGCTGCGTGATTCGAGTATGGGGACAACACGGAACGAGCAAGTAGAAGAACATAATCTCGGCCAAATCCCAATCATCGAGTACCGAAATAATCACTTTGCGATTGGTGACTACGAGCAACAGATCAGCTTGATTGATGCTTATAACTCGTTGATGGGAAATCGTGTCAACGACAAAGAACAAGCGGTTGAGTCTATTCTCGTATTGTACGGTGCGCAGTTGGCTGACAATCTGGAAGATGCCAGGGAAGCAATGAGTATCCTTGCTGAAGAAGGGCTTTTGGAATTGCCAGCAGATGCTAAGGCTGATTTCTTGAAAAATGCTCTGGACGAGAACGCAACTGAAATCTTGCGAAAGGCCTTGAAAGAAGACATCTACACATTCAGCCATGTGCCGAATTTGACAGACAAGAACTTCGCAGGCAATAGCTCGGGCGTAGCTATGGAATTCAAGCTGCTAGGTCTTGAAATGATAACTAAAACCAAAGAAGCAAATTACAAGCGAGGTCTTAGACAGCGGATTGCTATCTTTGCTCACTACTTGGGTATGCAACAGATTGCTCTTGAAGCACATTCAATCGTGCCACAGTTTAGCCGTGGATTGCCTAAAAACTTGCTTGAATTGTCACAGATTATCAATAATCTTGAAGGTAAGGTCTCACTTCGTCAGCTTATTTCACTCTTGCCATTCGTTGAAGATCCTGATGCTGAACTTGAAGAACTCGAGGAAGAGAAGGAAAAGAACATGGGACGTGTGCCTTTCTTTAATCAAGCGAACACGAAGCCAGACGAAGAGGTAGCAGATGAAGAACAAGGACTACTGGACCAAGAGGAAAGCTAATCTCATCTATGAGCAGATGGATAAGGCTGAGAAACAAGCCGACAAGTTTGATGAGATTTACAAGCAATCTAAAGCCTATTTAGACAAGCAAATTAACAAAGTTTTTGATAAATTCCAACGTGATTATGGTTTGAGCGAGCGTGACGCTCGACAGGTTTTAAAGATTATGAAAGACCAAAAGGACCTGAACGAACTTCGTAAGGTTCTTGAAGCTCGACCAAATGACCCGAATATTCAACGCTTGCTTGCTGATTTAGACAGTCCAGCTTATGCTTACCGTATGAAGCGCCTAGAGCGTTTGAATGATGATTTAGACCGCATGCGTGAGTCTATCTATCGCTCTGAGAAGTCAGGTTCAGATGCCTTTTACAGCGACTTGATGAAAGATAGCTACTACAAGGCTACTTTTGACCTACAGCAGCAGACAGGACTCGCCTATAGTTTCTCAAGTCTTCCTGAAACAGAAATTAAGCGTCTACGAGGTCTAAAATGGACAGGAGAGGCTTATTCGGATAGGATATGGTCAAATACCGGGGCACTCGCTTCAAGCGTGAAAGACGAGCTCCTAGTGAGTCTCATGACGGGTCGGAGTGTAAGAGATACATCTAAAGCAATCGCTGAACGGTTCGGAGTAGGTCAAAATAACGCAAGGCGCTTGATTCGTACTGAGTCAGCATTTTTTCATAATCAGATGGAATTACTCAGCTATGAAGACGCTGAGATTACAAAGTACAAATTTGTGGCAGTATTGGACAGACGGACGTCTGAAATTTGCCAAGAACACGACAACAAGGTCTATGATACGGACAAGGCTGTTCCTGGTGTCAATTATCCACCTTTGCATCCATGGTGCAGGTCTACGACTATCGCACACGACGAGGACGCAGATTACAGCAAGCTAGAGCGACGAGCGAGAAATCCTAAGACAGGTAAAGTTGAGTATGTGCCTGCTGATATGTCTTATGACGATTGGTATAGCGAATATGTTGCGAAAAGAAAACAAAAGGGGTATAATCAAGGTACAAGGGAAACTAAAGCGAGATTCTATAGTGAGCAACTGTTGTCCAAGATTTCGAAAGCCGAGCCAAAAATCACAAGCGATATGCAACGTATTGCTGGTGAAAATAAACTCGCTGGTCTTGAATTTCGAAAGAAAACAGCTGAGTCGTTAGCTCGTAAAATTACAACAGATAGCCAAGCTGAAAATATAAGTTTATCAAAGGCTACAAGTAAAATTAACGATGCTTTGCGGTATACAACTATTTTCGATCCCGATACTTTTGCAAAAGAGTATTTAAAGATGAAACAGGAGCTTATTGCAGAGGGTTATAAAATTGTTAAAGTAAAAAATACTTGGCTAATAGATGGACCATATAAAGGTGTGAATACAGTCGTTGAAAAAGATGGTATCAACTTTGAAATGCAGTATCATACTCAGGAAAGTTTTGATTTAAAGAATGGTCCATTACATGAGCTTTATGAGAAATATCGTGATACGAATATATCTGACCAAGAACGTATTAAATTATTTAAAGAAATGCTTAATTTAAGCAATGAGCTTGAGATTCCTAAAAATATAGAGAGGGTGAAGTGATATGAAAGATATTAAATACTACCACACAACGACGAACAATCCTCAAGTGCTTCGTTTAATTGATGGTGTCATGCAAGTTTTTGACATCGAAAAAAAGTGGGTTGATAGCATTGATTGGTTTAATAAAATCTTTTTCAATGACTTCACGGATTTCGAAGAAATTCCAGAAAAGGATGCATTTGCTTATATCGACAGGATGGTAGCGGCATGATTGATATTGCCTTAGCTATTGCAAAAAAAGCACATGCAGGTCAGGTGGATAAAGCGGGTATTGATTACATACAACATCCTCTCTATGTGGCCAACCAAGTCAAAACTGAACAAGAAAAATCTGTCGCTCTTTTGCATGATGTGATTGAGGATAGTGATGTAACTGCCGATGATTTATTGGCGTCGGGTTTGTCAAATGAAGTTGTTACAGCGGTACAAATTTTGACAAAGGAAAAAGGTCAAAGTTATCAAGAATATCTTGAAAAAGTGAAATCAAATAATTTAGCAAGAATTGTAAAACTTGCAGATTTGAAACACAACTCAGATTTATCACGTTTGAAATCTGTTACCAATACAGACTACGAGCGTGTTAAAAAATATAAAAATGCAATTCACTACTTAAGCACCTAGAGAAATCTAAGTGCTTTTTTTATGCCCATAAAGGAGAGTCTGATGAATAAATACAAAAAGTTGATAGAATTGATTGAAAAAAATGGCCTTGAAATTCAATCTAAGAAATGTTACGACCCACAGAGTGCTTGGCATGGTGAGGAGTTATGGATTGTCGATAAGAAAAACCAAAATAAAATTTTTGATTTATCGGGTAACGGTTACTGTTTTCATGACGATAAAGTTGATGAAGCCATTGAAGAAGTTGAAAAGTATTTGGAGTTTAAAAACATTAATACTTTTGACGCTTTCAAAAAATGGGTAGAAAAGAATGCTAAACCTCAAAAGAATGCATAGAAAGGAGTAAACTATGTTCATTTGGGAATGGGTATCAATCGCTTTTGGGTGGTTGATATTTTTGTTTTTAATCTTTATTATTTCAGCGTTAATTAGCGGTATAATTGATGGCATAAAGAAAGGATTGAAGAAATGAATCGTGATAATAAGCCTAATATGGATAAGGTAAAAATAGGTGGTATCGTCTACGAAATCGAAAAAATAACTGATTTACAGGGAAAAACAGGAGAATGGGGGCATATTGAGTACAAGACATGCAGGATTGTTCTTGACGACTCAGCCAGTCAACAAATCGAAGCTCAGACGCTTATTCACGAAATTACGCATGGCATTTTAGTTGAAGCTGGCTATATAAATCATGAAGAAGAGCAGGCAGACCGAATTGGGAAAATTCTTTATCAAGTTTTGGTTGATAATGACTTTTCATGGCTCAAAAACAGAAAGTAGGTGATCCAACATCTTGACTTGCAGGAATAGACTGCTATAAATTACTGCAAATTGCTATAAACCGTGTCGAATTCGATGCGGTTTTTGTATTTAAGAAAGGAACAAAAAAATGGAACCTTGGAAAGAACGATTTAAAAAAGAATACTACGAATTGAGAGAACGATTCCAAAAGTTAGACATGATGATTGGTCAATACGAAAAAGGGCAACTAGAGTTTGAACCGAAATGTCCTATCGATTTGTTAAAAGGTCAGCGTTCGACTATGTGGAATTATTTAAAAATTCTAGAACAACGTGCAGAAATTGAAGAAATTAAATTATAAAACCTAACCGTATGGAATCCCGTACGGTTTTAATATTGTCCGAGCATTGATGACAAAAAAAGCCATGGAATCATACAGTCGGGGACGACTTTAAAAATAGGAGGTTCGCAATGAACGAAGAAACACAAACAGTCGAAACGGTTGAAGAACAAAAGGTACCTGCAGAACCTACACCACAACCACAAGACGAGAAGAAGTACACGGACGCAGACGTCGATGCTATCATCGATAAGAAGTTTGCTAAGTGGAAAGCAGAGCAAGAAGCCAAGGATAACGAAGCTAAAAAACTTGCCAAAATGAACGCTGATGAGAAACAGAAATATCAGTTAGATCAGCGTGAGCAAGAACTGGCCAATCGTGAACAAGCTATTGCTCGTAAGGAATTGACCGCAGAAGCTAAGACGATGCTAAGCGAACGTGGCTTACCAGTTGAATTAGTAGCCGTGGTTGATTTATCAAATGCTGAAGCTGTGACTGAATCAGTCGCAAGCATTCAGAAGACATGGGAGGATGCAGTTCAAAAAGGTGTATCTGACCGCATGAAGGGTAGCGCACCTATTAAAACTGCGCCAGCAAATCAGCAAGAAGTTGTAGAAAAATGGAAAAAAGACTTTTTGCGCTAGAAAATAAAAAAATGAGGTAAAATAAATGGCATTTGAAGCATTAAACACAGCAGAATCACGCAAGCGACACCTTGGAATTATCGAGGATGTTCTTGCAGTTAATTCATACGCAACACCGCTCTTGACACCAAGTGAAGCAGTCACTCTAAACGGTCGCTCTTTCACAGTCGCAACAGGTAACACAACAGAACTCAAAGATTATAAACGTAACAAAGACAATGAATTTGACCACGTTGAAGTTGAAGAAAAAGTCTACACTCTTGAAGAAGAAAAATACTGGGGGCGTTTCGTTGACCAATTGGACGAACGTGACTCGAATGGTCAAGTAAACATTGAGTATGTGATTGCTCGTCAAGCTGCTGAAGTAGTCGCTCCATATCTTGATAAACTTCGTTTTGATGCAGCACTCGGAAACGTAAGTGACAATGTGGTTATGGGCAAAACAGCAGGAGCAAACAACGCTTATAACGCAGTTCTTGATGTTTCTGAAAAATTGGACGATCTAGACATTGTCAAAGAACGTTTGCTCTTTGTCACTCCAAGTTTCTACAAAGCTATCAAATCTGAAATCGTACGCTTGCCGCAAGGTGACGCAGACAAGAAAGTACTTGGCAAAGGTTATGTTGGTGAATTGGACGACTACACGGTCTACAAAGTACCTTCAAGATTCTTGCCAGGCGTAAACGCCCTTGCTACTGCTCCTGGCGTTGTGACATCGCCGATTCAAATTGACAACACTAAGTACAACGACAACGTGCCTGGTCGATTTGGTGAATTGGTAGAGCAATTGCTTTACACTGGAGCTTATGTTCTCGAACATTTCCAAAAATACATCATCACAATTGCAGATGCTAAACCTGCTGCTAAAGAGTCAGCTCGAGGTAAGACGGTGAATCGTGCGAAAGCATGGAAGTCTGGTTCAGATTACAAAAAAGGCGACACAGTAACCCATGAAGACAAAGTCTATGTTGCGGTTAAAGAAATCACGAACTCTACAACTGCGCCGGACTCTGACTCAGCTAACTGGAAAATCAAGAAATAAGGTCTGAATTATGAAAGTCAGAGTCAAGCAAGCGTTCAATGATTGGCAAGCGAAAGTGAGACGACATGAGAATGATGTTTTTGAGATGACGGACGAGCGTTTCAACGAATTGTCGCATAATCTCAAGATCGAGTTCTCGGTCGATATCGCAGACGTTGTCGAGATCATTGACGAAACCCAAGGAGACGAGACGACTCCTTACGATTAGGAGGTCTTATGGAACTTGAAAAACTAAAACAATTGACGGGCGAGAGTGACGAAACAGTCCTCTCGTCTTTACTTTTAAGGGCTGAAAATATCATTTTATCTGAAACAAACCGAGACAAGCTGACTCCAGCACTGGATAGGTTACTACCTGAACTTGTAATTGAGCTCTACAACCGCTCTGGAAGCGAAGGAGAGCAGTCTAGAAGCGAAGGTGGCATATCTGTTACCTATGCAGAGTCAGGCTTGTCTACGGGCCTTTTACAGCGTATACGCATGCATCGATTAGCGAGGGTGGCAGGTCATGTTTTTGAAAAAGAATAGACTGAAACTATATAACCTCAAGCGATTCAAGAAAACCGTGACAAATGAGGGAATTGCTAAAGAAGGATACTCGGACGAGGTTGAAGAAGTACGACTTGAGTTGTGGCCAGCGACTAGCAAGTTGCAATCTGAGATTTACGGTGACCGTGTCAACGATATCTTGAACGCAAATGCGAGCAAGGATACAGCTATCAACGTGAAAGACGGTGTCTGTATTGATAGCGAGACGGATGTCACGCATCGGGTTATCTCGAAGAAAGTATACAGCAAGCATCAAGTTTTGGAGTTAGAACGTGTCAGATTTAATCAGAGCAGATAGCTTAATTGCTAAGTGTCGGAAGCTGGCAAGCAAACAAGTTGGCGATGATATCGTCAGACGTGCGGTTTTAAATGCATGTAAAAACGTAGTTCAAGCAGATGCTAAACTCAGGGCGCCCGCGAATGAGGGTGAATTGAGAAATAGCATTAAAGTAAGAGTTAAAATTGAGGGCGACAAAGCCATTGGAGAGGTCTTCACGAACTCAGACCATGGCGCCTATGTTGAACTTGGAACGGGTCCTAAAGGACAAGAGAACCATTCTGGTATATCGCCAGAAGTGAGCGTGTCTTATCGGTCTAGTCCGTGGTACGTGCATGAAGACCAAATCAATGTAGGACCTTATCACTTTGCAAAAAGAGGGGAGTTTTACAAGATGTATGGTCAGCCTGCGCAACCTTACTTGTATCCTGCTTTGAAAGATAACCACGACTGTGTATCAAGCAATATTTCAAAATACGTTAGTAGAAAGATAAGAGAACAGATAAAATGATTAATATTAAGCCTTTAATTTACAAAGAATTGCAAAAGGTCGCAGATAATGTGACCGACACTTATCCAGACGATTGGGAGAATGTCCCAGTCGTCATTTTTTTGGAAGAACAAAATAAACCTGGTGAATGGTTCGATGATCAAGAGAAAAAGTCGCATATCCGCTACAAGGTGGATATCTTCGACAAAGATAGCACAAGCGATTTGGCAGTCAAAATCAATGAAATCTTTGCATCTTTAGGATTGCGAAGAACAGATTGTCAGGACGTGCCTGATCCGTCGCATTTGCGTCATAAGTTGATGCGCTTCGAGGGAATCGTTGACCTTAATTCACAATTGGTTTATCAGTATAGAATGGAGAACTAAAACATGTTAGCAAACGGAATTAAGCTTGCTTTTAGTAAAACTAAAGGCGATTATCAAAATCTTGTAGGTTTGAAAGAAGTACCTGAATTTGGTATTGAACCTGAAAAAGTCGAGAATACGACTCTTGCAGACAAGGTTAAGAAATACGAATTTGGTATTGGTGATGCTGGGGAACTTGAGTACAAATTCGCTTATGACAACACAACTGCCACTTCACCTTACCGTGTCTTGCGTAATGCTGCAGACAACAAGGAGAAACTCTACTTTGAACAAACCTACCCAGATGGTACTAAGGTCACATTTGAAGGCCAAGTATCCGTTAAATTGGGTGGTGGCGGAGTGAACTCTGTTATCGAATTCACGCTTAAGATTGCTTTGCAGTCTGAACTTGCATTCACAGACGGATTGGGAGGTTAATAGATGGCTTTACCATACGCAATTTGGAAGGTCAGTGAGAACAAGGAGTTAAAGCTCCGCCTCACGTCTTTGCAAGCGACCAAAGTTGAAGAAAAAATCGGAGCAAACTTGCTCAAAGTATTCATGCCCGCTGAGGGCGAAGCCTTTGCTTTGCCACCTCTAAAAGTCATGTTGCTGTTGACTCATGGAGCACTTCAAAAGTTTGAGCATGGACTCTCATTTGAAGATGTATCTGACCTATATGACGATTATGTTGATAACGGTGGGGATCAGGCAGCATTCATGGCAGACGTCATCTTGCCGATGTTGCAAGTATCGGGTTTTATGCCACGGGAGAAAGCAAACAAGAAAGCTCCCAAGAAATCCAAAGCGAAAATGGAAGTAGTCGAGTAGAATCGACTGCAGTTACATCAGTAAAAGAAATGGTTGAGGGGCTTTATCCGATGTTTTTGGACATTGGGGGTAGGCCCCTCGATTTTTGGGATTTGACGGTACTTGAAATCAGAGAAATGATTGAAAGCTATAATCGTGTCACGATCCAAAAACAAAAAGAAAAAATAGTTGAATCTTACAGACTTTCGCAGATGATAGCAAATAATGTATCCTTGTTGCTTTCAAAAGATGCCAAGCCACTTGAGGTTTGGGACTATGCGCCTGAATTATTCCAGGAAGAGAGAGAACAAGTCGAAAGAGCAAGGCAAGAACAAGAAATGAGGATGCATAAGGAACGCATGCGCGCATTCGCTGAGAGTCACAATCGAAAAATGAAAATGAAAGGAGAATAGATGGGAGTTACTCTTGATGAGCTCAAGGTTATGATTGATGCTGAAATCGCACCTTTCAAGAACAAAATGAAAGAAGTCGAGAACAAGGTCAAAGACGCCTCTAACAAAGTACAGTCATCAACCGACAAAATCAAGGCGCAATCTGGATCCATGCTAGGTGTATTTGGTAAGCTAGCTAAATTCGCTGGCTTTGCTTATCTTGGTAAGAAAATGCTTGATGTCGGTATGTACTCTACGCAGATGGCTCTTGAAGTCACGGCATCTGTCAACCAAATCAAGCGTCAAATGGGCGAGAGCTCACAGACATTCTTAAAATGGGTAAATGACAATGCAAACGCTATGAATATGGGCGTTGGTGAAGCGACAAAATATGGGGCAGTGTATTCAAACCTATTTTCTGGCTTTATCAAAGATTCTAACAAGCTGAGCGCATACACTGCTAAGATGCTTCAAACATCAGCAGTAGTCGCAGAGGGTTCAGGTCGTAGCATTACAGACGTCATGGAGCGTATTCGCTCTGGTTTGCTAGGGAATACCGAAGCAATTGAGGACCTAGGAATCAACGTTAATGTGGCCATGATTCAATCGACTGAAGCGTTCAAGCGTTTTGCAAATGGCCAAAGTTGGGACCAACTCGACTACCAAACACAACAGCAAATCCGTCTCATGGCTATCCTGGAGCAAGCGACGGCTAAGTATGGCACGACCTTGTCACAGTCGGTCAATGGGCGCATTAGCTTGTTTAAATCATTGCTTAAGGATGCTGCTTTAAACGTAGGTAACGCATTCTTGCCGATTATCAACGCTATCATGCCAGTCTTGAATTCATTCGCTATGGTCTTGAAGAACGTGACGGCTAAACTCGCTGAGTTTATTGCTTTGATGTTCAACAAGAAAGCGACTGTAAAAGACGGTGTGGCTGGCGCAGGCGGCGATATGAACGGAGCCTTACAAGATGCAGCAGGGGGCGCAGGGG